GATAGGAACTCCAAATAAGGTATGTACTGACTCCTTCAGGGGGTCGGCAATGTTATTGATTTTACAGTAAGGTAAGATTTTTTGTTGTGCGTACCATACAAACTCAGAATCACGTCTTGCTAAGTCTAGCTCACCCATGCCTTCAACAACATTACCTTCCTCATCCTGAATGAAGGAATTGACCCAAAGGCTTCCATCGTCGTCAATACTGAACTTCTCGATAACGTCATGGGCCTTTAGTTGATATCCTGTGATGAAATTTGCAGCACTGGATTTTCCAGATTGCTTACATCCACCAATTAATAATACTCTTTTCATTTTACTCCTAGCCTGTTTAAAATTGGATAAAACGTGTCTTTTGTCTCTTCAACATCCATATCAGCAATATCGCCGCTTAACTCAACCGGATAAATATTGCAGTATCTTTCATATTTATTGATTAAAATATCTCTACCTTCTTTTCCAGCATCGTCGCCATCAGTAGCAATAATTAGATTGGAAATTGGGAGCCGTTTGAGTATGATATCCTGTCCTTCACTGGTCCTAGTTGTAAACATACCAAGACCAATTTTGATATCTGCCTCTTCCAACCTCCAGATATCTCCACATCCCTCTACGAGAATTGCTACACCGTTACGAATAACATGTGGAACAGCAAACCAAGAGTTGTAGAATGTATTACCAGCAAATTCGCCGGTACTATTCAGCCATTTTTGGCCCCATAGACGCTCTAGGTTGTTCTCTGGGCACTTTCTATTCTCATAATGATAATATCCACACTTAGGACATTCTGGCTGTGTAGTGCGACCACAGCAGCCAACAAAGCGGTAATTATCGTCATATACTGGACTAACAACGCGGAGATACATCTTGTTTCTTGGGACACGACATAGCCCTACGTCATATCTATCTAGAGTTTGTGGAAGAAAGCCGTTTTCTTTTTCAAGATAATACTGTGCAGGAATGTCAAGATATTTTCTGATATGTTCCCGACTGTGTGTCCCCTTCAGTTCAACGGTCTTTGTGGCCATTTTACGATTTAGTTTGATGAAATCATTTGATTTAACATCTGCTAATGTCTCTATGTCGCAAGATAACACTTTTAGAGACCAAGAAATAGCTTCACTGAATGTAGCTTCTTTTCCGTTGCTTAAATTGAGTCTGATAAACTCTAACAGGCTGTCATTACATTCATGACAGTTGTTAGTCCAACATACCCAGTTACCGACTTTTTCTTCACCGTCAGTAAAAATACAGCATCCTTCTGGGTTGTCACCACAGTGGATTGGGCAAGGAAAAGTGATTCGCCTGCCATAATTATTATAGTCTGGAATGCCAAGTGCATTCATGACAATTTCCAGATTATCTACAAGTTTTTCAGTTATATCTACTAAATCAATCTTCGAAGTCTTCGTCTTCTTCGTCGCCAATTTTTCCATCTTCATACTCCCGCTCAATAGAACTCTTCGGTCCTAATTCTCTTACTGACGATGTCTCATAATTAACATGAATATTGATATAGTCATCATCTCTCATTGCTGGACCAAAGCGGGCTTCGAGTGGAGTGAATTTGATATTACCATTGGATGGACCATCCTCAAGAATTTCCTCATTTGTCTTACGGCTGATTTTCGTAAATGAGGCACAAAGCCACAGCAGTCTGTCTGATTGTGCAATATCTTCCGCACTTCTGTTTAACTGCACGAAAGCAGCAAACGGAACATCATATTGAATAGCAAAGTTTGTCATATCGGCTACTTGAAAACCAAGAGCCTGAGTCTCTTGCATCTCTTTTAACTTGTCAGCTTCTTGTAGTTTGAAGTAATCGTAAATGATTAAACAGTCATTCGTATTACCATTCTCATCAAATCCAACATGTTGAAAAATCCACCTGCGAACGATAGACATGATATCATCAAATGCATAGCCAGCAATATTACGATATGCAAACTTAGAATTTGAAAAATATTCTCCAGCAGCGATAACCTTGTTTACTTTCCATTCAACATTGTCGAATTGGCCAGTCTCAATTTCTTTGGTAGGAATGTCTGTAAGGCAGGATAAAACTTTGTTCTTAAGGTCTTTGCTGTCCATCTCAGTATCTAGATACAAAACAGGAATACCCTTGTCTGATACATAGAGTCCAATATCCTTACCGACTGTCGTTTTACCAACTTTTGGTCTGGCACCGAATAATGATACCTTTCCGCGTCTAAAGCCTCCCCCGGTAACAGTATTCCAAGTTGCATATGGCGAGGGAACACCGATAAAATCACATTTATTGTCTCTCAACCATTGGACATAATCTAGAATACCTTCGCCAAGAAATTCTACACCATTACCATCCTGTGTCTGCATATCCATAGTAACGCCAAAGATGGATTTTTCGGCCTCTGCTAAGATATGTTCCAGTGATTCATTACCATTAAGATTAGAAAGGTCGCGGTATGTTTGACGTGATGCTTCTTGCAACTGATTAATCACTGCAATCTTTGAAAGTTTGACAGCATGTTTTCTTACGTTGTCCAGTCCGACCTTCATCTGGGTCAGACTTTTTAAGTATTCTAATTGCTTTGGCTCTTTCATGGCTTCACTATGTCCAAGAGAACCGGCAGCACTTAAAAATGATGGAAGGTCGTATGAATAACTGCCTTCATACATCGTTGCTAAGCAACTAAAAATAATAGCATTCTGAGTTTCTGTAAAAGAATTAGGCCCAATCACATCTTGAATATCAACATATGCCTCTTTCCCATTTTGTACTAATCCACAAAGTAATGCCCGTTCTGTTGCTAAATCCTGCATACGCTACCTCCTACTTACTAAATTCCTCATACATTTTGGACAGTGATACCCGTGCTCATATTGGTAGCTGCCCTTAAAGATAGTTCTACTATCTACTTCATCTTCCCTGTTACATTGTGTGCATCTCATTTGTTTCATGTAGCTGTCTGCACGAGCACGCCTATTTGGTCTATAAGTAGGACGTTTAATCTTACTATCAATCAAAGCATCATCTTTTTCTACTACAGTACCATAATCCTTAAACTTGTTGACCCTCTTATGTCCGGGCGGTGGCAGTAATGGTTCTATTGTTGTCGGGATATTAAATGGGTCTACGGTATCTTGGTTTTGTCCAAGAATGATTGGTCCGCCGAACCCTTCTTTTTTCTTCGGCTCAATATACTCAGAATCTGGTTTTGACTCTGGCTCATGCTCTTCTTCTGTGAGACAGTCTTCTAATGCTATACCAAAAGTATCGAGCCATTCTTCGTCATTTGTAATTAAGAACATTGCATAAGCAACCTGTCTTACATCTTCATGTAATTGACCGTTTTTGTCGTACTGAGCTATATTCATCAAAGCCTGTCCGACTAATTCATTTAAGCCTGCTCTATCCATTATATTTCCTCCATCGAGCGTAATTCTCTAATGTGTTAGCCATGTTTGTGACATCCTTAGAGATATTCCTCAACTGCTCACGATAAGCTGAATTGTATTTTCGTATTGTATTAACCTGTTTGGCGTAACTGTTTTGCTTTACCACAGTAGCCACTTTTAATTCGTATTGATAAATGTCAGCCAAATCAGCTTCAATAACCTGACCGTCAATTTCTGCACTACACCAGTCTACAATAACACTGTACCTATTAAAATCTAGATTCAATTTAACAGCATATTGTCTCAAGAGATATGCAGCCTCAAACAAATCTTCTGGATGCATAGTCTTCATTTGAGAAGGTGTTAGTTCTAGAATTTTCTTTGTATTGTTGTTAATGAATTTCTTAGCATCCCCTAAAGCGACACTATCTAATAATTCATCCAATTTGTTTTTTAGTTGAGTAGTCTTATCTGCACTATTTTGTTGACTCAATTGCCACTCTCCAATCTTCATCTTTATCTGAATATTTCAAAACAACCAATGTGATATTATTTAGCTCACACCATTCTGACTTGACTCTATCACGCATTTGTGAACGAACAAATTCATATTTTGTTGTATGAAAATGTGGTGTATACTCATAATGTTGCTGCCCGTGAACCTCGACAATGAGGTTGTGTGATGGGATATAAAAGTCGGCAGCAAGAGTACTATTTTTTGGCGTCTTGCTGCCCTTAAGTGGCAGCTCTTCAACTATAATGCTAGATGGAAACATTTCATTCAGAATTACTCTAGCACGCTTATGTTCCTTAGAGCATCGTCTTTTTGGACGGACTTTACTATATTTTAGTTCAAACGAGTATTCCCGACCATCAAAACCTTTGAATTTCATTGAAGAATTTCCTTAATTTTTTCATTCATTGCTTTTAACATATATGGGTGAGCCTCTAAGAAATCGCGGGTTTTTGCAGCACCTTGAAACTTAAATAGTTTTTGCAACGCTTCCTTTGTTTTCTTGTCTGTCATAACCTTTTCGATATCAATGTCATTCTCAACAGCATAAGCTGTTAATTCCTTGTCGATACCAACCATATCAATCAGGCTAGTCAGCGTAATCCATGACCCAGCTTTAGAGAGTAGCCCCATATCCTGTGCCAGCTCAAGAATTTCATTAGTCTTATCTAAACCATATCCATATCTGATGTAGGCAGGAAAAGAGCCTGTAGGCCCGCCCATTGCTGATGTAACGACTTTCCAGTGACTAATCTTACCAATTAATTTTTCACCATTGAGCCAGTCTTGGAAGTGAGAACATTCTAAGTTAACATCACCCTGATACTGGATTTTATTACCTCCAGAAACTGCTTTCGTTTTCATACTTCTGCCAGTGTCTGCAATAATATGTTGAATCATAACAACAATAGAATTGTTAACTGAAACTGCAGTTGCCAGCTTACGAGTAAAAGCACTCATCAGTTGGGGACCAGAAGCACGAATACCGCCTTTGATGTCGTCTGCCAATTCCCCAGCAGAGCAAATCTGAGAAGTAGAGTCGATGATGACAACACATCGTGGTAGATTTTGAATAATATCCCATGCCATGTTAAGATGGTCTTCCCCTGAAAGTAGTTTACCTTCCTCAGAACGGATATGCTCAATCTGGCTACCATCTAATCCGTGTACTGTATGTAGATTCATCTTCTTAAATCTACCTTCTACGTCAAAGTAAAAAACTGGTCGCCCATCAAGCTCTTGTGCTCCAAGTGCTATCTGTAACGCCAGTGTACTTTTACCGCATTTCGGTGGTCCAGATAGTAAAACATTAGAACCTTCTGGGATTCCGCCGCTCAACTGTAAGTCAAACATAGGACTAATCGAAAGTACTTTCTTATCTTCTTCTGCCAAACAAGAAATCGGCTTCATCTGATAGTTATACTTTTTCAGAATGTCTTTTTTAACTTTATCTAAACCCTCTTTATATTCTGCTACAGCCATTATTCCATTTCCTTCAATTTATTCAACAGACCGCCTTTTTTGTTTGAGAACTGGCGACTGCGATAGTTATCTGTTTTTACCACTTCTATCTTTTTGTCTTTCAGTGCCTCGTTTTTCTTATCCTGCTGAGATTGAGCATCTAAGAGTTTCTGGCTGAGACTTTTGTTGTGCAGAGAAAACATCCATGATTCTTTATCTAAGACCTGCACGATAACACTAAAGTCATACATTCTTAACAAAGCATGTGCTTTAGTGATTTGTGTTTTATATTCTTTGCCCCAATAGTGGTTGGTAGCCCAGAATCCAGTCTTGGCATCAACCCCTTCCTTTTTTTTGTACCTACGAGAGCAAACAAGCTCAGTAATATACTGAGCTTGCGTTATTTCCTTACCGCTAATTCTGGATGTTACCTTTTTAGCCATTTCATGCACTTTCTTACGAGTCCAATAGTTTTATACTTCAATACTTTTAGCTTGGTTTTTCCACTTTTTCCGTAGTCTGTTAAACGGTTGATTTTAAACCTTTGCGGACTATCTGGTGCACGATATTTAGAATACGGACCATATTCGTCTGCCTGTTCAAAATTAACATCTGGTATGACATTATCATCCCAAAATGCTTCACATGCTTTTTTGTTGGGGTCTTGAGATTCAATAAAGTCTTTGCGTTGTTTAGCACGTTCTTTGATAAATTCAATTTGCTCCCAAGTATATCCTTCTGCACACATGAGAATTTCTTGTTTTAACTTCTCATACTGCTCAGGGTCGCTTGGATAGTCTAATTCACCTTCTAATTCATCTGCATCTACACTAATGCCATCATTGATATATTTCATCAGAACTGATTGTGTGTTAGATTCATAATCTTTAATCAACTGCTTAAGAGCAAGATATTCTTCTTCATTCTTGATTGGACCGTTTTGCTCAATCCAAGTCATTAAATCATTATTCATTGTATCCTCCAATCAGATTTTCCTGACAGTCATACACACTACGAACGTAAGTATCTTGCACTACTAATGCTGGAACAAGCCATTTATCGATATATACTGCACCATCCTTTTGCATACCGACTAGATAGTAATGAGTATTCAGAACTTGGTCATTCTTTGAAGTACCAAATGAAGCACGAATTAACTTACTGAAGAAATATGATTCCCCCCCAGAATAAACCTGTTCTGGCTTATTATTTCTGAACTGGAGACGCATACTCTTAATTGTGTATCCGTTATTCTCACAATAGTTTTTCAATCTGACCCAAGCTGAGTCTTCATCTAGTCCGGGTCTACCATCATCTTGCCAGACAGTTTCTCCATTAGATAACTCAACTACCCAACGAGTGGAATGGACCCAAGTATCGTCCATCCACTTATCAAGCTGGGTACAAACTTCGCTATTCTTTAAATGCTTTTCTTGCACCGGGGGTTCCTTTCTTAGCAGAGAATCTTTGTGGGATACTGTCAGCACGCATAGCTTCTGCTGCTGTTAATGCAACCCAACCTGCATTCTTACCAAGATTACGGACTGGTAGATTACTACCATCAACAGCACGTACATCTGCTGGGTTGTCATCTCTAGGCTT